CGCCCATTCTGATATTACCACGCCTTCGATATTACATTCGTAATCGTGGATCGCCCATTCCTCGTATGTTTCATCGAGTTTAACCTCTTCTTTCAGGATGCGATCCAATTCGTCTTTGGTGACTGGGAGCCTCACCCACGCACCAACGAGTTGCCCCTCGTTGTATTTTCCCAGGTTTGCGATGTACAGATTAATCATAGTTCAACACCTCCATAATTTATTTAGTTTTTTATGTGCTTTTTCGGCCTTGTTCTGCCGTCAATTGTATTTTATCAATTATAATTGTTAATGTCAATAGGTTTTAACAATTTTTTTTGTTATTTTTTTTGTGGTTTTTGATGTGCAATTACTTTTGAGTTTTTGCACACGTTCCTGGTGCCTGGTCCAGCAGCAAGCCTGGTCCAGCAGCAAGCCTGGTCCAGCGGCAAACCTGGTCCAGCGGCAAGCCTGGACCCGTACCCGGGGGGTCTCCTGGTTTCAGCCATGAGGCTCTCTCACCATTCCGAGTAGCGAAAAAATAAAAAAGCCCTCAAAAAAAATTTTTAAAAAGGTATTGACAATAACAAATATAATTGTTACAATGTCTGTGAAAGGGGAGATAACAATGAATTTTCCAGAAGTAATACGAAAAATATTAAAGGATAAACGAATCACGCAAGGAATGCTGGCCGAAAAGCTGGGGCAAAAACAAAGCAACATCAGTATGCCTTTGTCGAAAGGCAACATCACGTTAGAGAAATTGTTGGAATGGCTGGACGCATTGGATTACGAACTGGTTGTTCAGCCAAAGAAGGGTGCAGGACGCCGTAAGGAAGGGGAATACTTGATAGAAAGGGTGACGGATGGTGAGTAAGGTATATGGATACGTGCGTGTAAGTACGGTTGGTCAGCTGGAAGGTTATTCGGTGGATGAGCAGGCAAGAGAGATAAGGAGCAGGTATTCGGACGCTGAAATAATCGTTGAAAGCTATAGCGGTGCGAAGCGCAGGGAAAAGTTTGAAGCGATGGTTAACGGGGCGGAGCCGGGAGATGTGATAGTTGTAACAAAGCTGGACAGATTCTGCAGGCAAACGAAAGAAGGATTGGAATATTTGGAGCGGTTAATGGCAAAAGGCGTGAAGGTGCATATATTGAATATGGGATTGATAGAGGACACGCCGATAGGAAGGTTGATAGTTACGCAGTTGCTGGCATTTGCTGAATTTGAGAGGGCGATGATATTGGAGAGAACAACGGCTGGGAAAAGGCAGGCGCGGATTGAGAAAGGCGCGGAATACAGGGAAGGCAGGCCGCCGATTGAGATAGGTGATGAATTTATAAGGGCGGTGGAAAAAGTAGAGCGTGGAATAATGACGGTTGCTGAAGCTGCTGGTAAATTAGGAATAAGTCGTAGGACGTGGTACAATAAAATTAAGGAGTACGGTAAAACGTAATGGATGGGTTGGGGCGGAAAGAAAGAGTTGAATAAAATGGAAAAGTGTGGTAGAATGCAGTAAAAGCGAAAAGGGGGGAGAAAAATGAAAAAAGTTATATTGACGATGGTACTATTGTTTTTAGTCGGATGCAACAAGAATGTGGAAAAGACTGAGCCGGTGGCGACGGCGAAGACAGCGGGGATTGGCTATTACGGCATGTTAGAATTATTAGGCATGCGTGCATCGGACGTAAAAGAGAAAGACGAAAACGGAAAAGATGTTTTTATTGTGTACGGTGATAATAAATATGAGATAGTGATGTATAATGATTACGAGAGAGTAGTATGTTATCACGGTAAAGACGAATTGGTGATGTATGAGAATGCGGAAGTTAAATTGAATTATGAGAGTTTGTTAGGTATATCGGTTGAAAAGTTTAGGATATACAACGAGGTTCGTGAGGGAATTGATTTTATGTTGCAGGATATTGGATTGACGGGCATGGTGGACTTTTACACACCTGACATGGTCAGCGTCACGATTGAGGGCGGAAAAGTGGTTGCCGCCGTGGCCACGGTAGAAGCGTTCGTGGAATCAGAGGCGAAAGCAGGAAGGATAAGGCTTATAGCGAAATACGAAAACGGGGAGTTTGTTGACGGAGATTACGAGATTGTGGTAATGAATGACAAGTAAATAAATAGTTTTAGTGCCAAGTGCCGTCCGGACAGCGGACCGCTGCATTACCGTCCCCGCGTGGGGATAGATTGCGACCTGCAAAAGCGAGTGCCAAGTGCCTTTTATCAATAAAAGATTGATAGGAGGCACTTTTTTTCATGCGAAAATTTGAGATATACAGACGTCAATTGTTGAATGAAATAGATGAAAGCGTTGACGATAAGAAAACGTTAAAAGGATTGCTGAGAAAGAATGTTTACGATATAGAGGTATTGACAGACGTATTTGAGGCAATGCGTTTAGTTTACAAGGTTGACGAACAGCAGGCACGCAGGGTAAATGATTTTATCAAACATTTAACGATAGTACAAAGCACAAACGAAGCGTTAAGCTTGGCGGAAAGAGATAAATTTTACAATCTGGAAGAGAAATCGCTTTTTTTTGCCTCGAGGTATGACTTTGACAGTTACTTAATGTATTTGGAGTGGGATAGACCTGCGGATAAGAAGTTTTATATGCCAAGGCGAAAACAGTTAAGTACAATTGTTAAGGACTTGCAGGATTTGGAAGATGGAAAAATTAATTTTTTGGCGATTAGCTTACCTCCACGTGTAGGTAAGAGTACGATCGGCATAATGTTCATGGCGTGGCAAATGGGCAAGTATCCGGATAAGGCTAATTTGATGTCCGGACATTCAAATCCGTTGACCGAAGGATTTTACAAGGAGCTTTTGTCAATAATTTCAGATCCGCAGTATCGTTGGGGAAGCGTGTTTTATGACAGGCGGATAATCGGAACATCTGCACAATATTCACAGATTGACATTGCGGCCGCAGGTGACGACAGAAAGGTTATGCGAAGGTTTCCGACGGTGACGTGTCGAAGCATTGAGGGAACGCTGACGGGTGCGGTTGAAGTTGCTAATATTTTATATTGCGATGACTTGATTCGTGATCTGGAAGAAGCAATATCGGCGGAACGAAAGGAAAAGAAATACAACGATTATTTGAATACATTGAAGGACAGAAAATTGGACGGTGCAAAGGAACTGCACATAGGTACGCGCTGGGCTCCTGATGACGTAATAGGGCGAATAGAAAAGCAGTACGAAAATGATCCAACATATAGATTCTGTGTTATACCTGCATTAAATGAAAATGACGAAAGTAATTTTGATTATGCGTTCGGCAAGGGATTCAGCACTGCGTATTACATTGACATGCGTAATAGTTTGGATACTGCTGACTGGTGGGCAAAGTACATGGGCAAGCCGTATGTGCGTGAGGGATTGCTATTTCCTTCGGACGAGTTGCGATATTACAACGGTGTATTGCCTGACGGTGAACCGGACATGATACTGTCACACTGCGACGTTGCTTGGGGCGGTGGAGACAGTTTGGCCATGCCGATTGGGTATGTGTATGGTGATGACATTTACATACATGACGTGGTATTTAATCGTGGTGATAAGACGGTAACGCGACCTATTGTTGTTGAAAAACTGGCAAAGCATAAGCCACACAAGGGACATTTTGAGGCAAATAATGGTGGTGACGAGTATTGTGACAGGGTAGATTTGGAGTTGAGGAAAAGGGGGATAAGATTGAATTTGACGTACTCGAAAGCGCCAAGCAATATGAGTAAAATGGCGAGGATTGTTCAAGTGGCCCCGGAAATCAAGAAAATGTATTTCAGGAGCGAGAAGTGCAGGGACAAGGAATATAAGGCTTTCATGCGCGAACTGACAACGTTTGTGCAGGAAGGAAAGAACAAACACGACGACGCACCGGACAGTTTGGCAGGATTGGTTAATTTATTGCATGGTGGGGTGCGTGTGGTGATAGAGAAGAGGACGTTTTAGAAATAATGCAACATGGACACAACATTTGCTTTGGGAATACGGTTTACTATTGAATTGGGGTGAAATAGTGAGGGTAAATGTTTATTGCCCTATATGTAGAAGGGCTGGTATTAAGAGAAAGTTGTTGGAAGTTGACAGTGAGGCAAAAGGGAAAATTTATCCATGGTGCAAGGCGCACAAAGAAAATGTGGAGGTTGAACTACCAGTAGATGAACAACAGAGAAAGAATGCTAGCAGGTAGAAGGCGAATATTTGCGAACAACCCGGAGAGCGACGAAAAATTGCTGGACGTTCTCCAAAAAGTCATGCCCTTGCACGAAGCAAACGCGGATGAAATAAGGTATTTGTTTGAATACAAAAGTGGTATCCAGCCGATTAGGAACAGAATAAAGCCGATCCGCTCGGAAATCAACTACAAGGTTGTCGAAAATCACGCGAGGGAGATAGTTGATTTTGAGGTTGGGCATGTATTTGGTTCGCCTATTACACTGGTGCATAAAAACAAGCAAAACGGCGATGAAGTTGTTGACGATGGCAATATCGCATTGTTGAATGAAATGCTGCACGAGGAAGGCAGAGCCGGGAAGGACAGACGGCTGGGTGAATGCGTTAAGACATGTGGCGTAGGGTATCGAATGGTGATTCCCAAACGGGAAAAGGGTAAACTGGCTCCATTCGATTTGCTGTATTTAGACCCGGAAAGAACGTTTGTTGTTAGAAGTAATGATGTATACCAAAAAATTATTTTGGGCGTGCATTATGTGTATGACGACGAAGGACAGCGGATTTTTACAGTTTATTCAGATAAATACAGATGGGAAATCCGCGATAAGGACAATGAATTAAGAGTTGCAA